GATGAAGTGGGCAGGTGAAATTAATTCTTGGGCTTGGCGTAAACACGCTCGAATATTAAGGGATAAACAAAGCAAGGATATGGAAGACTTAATTAGGAGACAAGAGAATAGTCAATATCTGGAGGAGTTAAAAAAGAAGTTATGATGAACGATAAAGACTGCGAAGAATATAACAACATTGGACGTAAGATCCCTCTTAAAGAAAGATTCCAATACGTTAGTGGTAAACAAATAACAGATGGTGATACTGGAAAAAGGGTTTATGAGATAAGTAATTATAGACTTCCGTCGGTGACTACGATATTAGGGGCCACAAAAAACACAGATTTTTTAAAGAAATGGAAGGCTAAAGTTGGAGAATCAGAGGCGGAACGAATCAAAATTCATAGTAGTTCTAGGGGGACAGCTATGCACAAATTCCTCGAGTCTTATGTGGAAGGAGTTGGGTACGATGATCTTACAGGGATCGGACAGGAGGCGCGTCCCATGGCCAACAAAATTATTGAGAAGGGTTTATCAAATGTTACGGAATATTACGGCTCGGAAGTCACGTTGTTTTATCCTGGGTTGTACGCTGGGAGCACTGACCTCGTATGTAATCACAATGGTATGGAGACTATTGTAGACTTTAAGCAATCTAATAGACCCAAGAAAGAAGAGTGGATCGAAGACTATTACTTACAAATTGCGGCATATGCCATGGCCCATGATTATGTATACAAGAGTAATATCCGTCAAGGATTGATCATGGTATGTACTCCTGACCTATTCTATCAGGAATTTCGGATCACGGATCATGAATTAAGGGCCTGGAAACACAAGTTTTTGAAAAGATTGGACATGTATCATGACCTAATGTTTGATGAGAAAGAGAAGGCAAAGGTTGATATCAAGGAAGAGGACTTTAATGACAAAAAAGGGTAAATTAATCTTTAAAATTAAATGTTTAGTATTAAAATGCAGGCAGAAAGCTAAATTTTTATTGGCTATAAAATTAAAAAATATATTAAAGGAGATAAAATGAACTGTTGGCACTGTGGAACTGAATTGATATGGGGTGGTGATCACGACACCGAAGACAATGAGGATTATGATATAGTTAGTAATTTATCGTGTCCTAACTGCCATTCAGCAGTAGATGTGTGGCATCCATCAGAGAAACTTATAAAGGAGTACAAGGATCATGAATGATATGTTGTTTAGAACGCTTCTAAAGAGATATGAAGCAACCATAGAAGACTCATTATATAAGATACAATCTTTTAATGAGAACAATATAATTATACCAGAACACATAGATATTACTGGTGAAGTTGACAAACTATTACAAATTATTGCAGAAGCTGAGGACAAAGTGGCAGTAATGAGGAAATATTATGTTAAAAAAGAGGCAGATAAATCAGTATTGTAATATTACATAAGAGATGTCACAGATAAATGATAGACGTTAAAAAAAAACACGAAAAAAAAGTGTCAAAGTGTCAGAATGAGCTATTAGTGTTGGTATACAACAATAATACGTGACAAAATTAGTGACAGAAACTGTTTTAGTGACAGAAATTTATGTCATTTAGACCTATTTTTATACAAAAGGTTAGTCCAAACTGAGTACAGGAGTGCCAGCCAGGGCAAATAAATGGAAAAATTGTTAAGTGATTTATCTGGTACATCTCTTATAGGGGTGATATATGAAGATATGCCTAGGAAAAGACGTAAAGCTATCAACACTATAACAACTCCTGATATACCTTTTCAAAAAGTCAGAGTGGAGTGGGTCGACTGTGTAAGTGACTCGGCTTGGGCTAATGAAAAAGAGTTCGATAAAATGAAACTTGCCTTTCCAGTCAACGAAGGTTGGTTGTACTCAAAAGATGATAAATCAATTAAGATGTTTGCTTCTTATGATAAAGATGAAGATGGTATTACTTTTGGGGATCGAACGATGATTCCTCGTCAGTGGGTGAAGAAGATTCAGAAGATATAACTTCGCCGTCTATTTGTTTTGCATTTAAAATAGGTGCATAGTCTTCTAGTATTTGTTTCATTTTGTTTTCTAACTCTTGTTCAGATAGATCTTCCAACTTACCCGTCTTAATAATTTTTCTATCTATGTATAATCCTGCTGCTTTTCCTCTAGCTATCTCCATATTACCTGCTGTTGAAAACGATCCCTTCTTTAATGCTTTTTCTTTAATACGATCTAGTTCTGCAAGGTGTCCATCAAATGTCACCATAAATTTTTGTATTTTTTCTTCTCTTAATTTGCCTATATAGTCTACAACTAGTGGATGATACTTTGGGTTGGTTAACTCGTATCCTTCTTGACTTAATCTATTTTCACTAAAACCAGCTAACCTTGCCGCCTCAGTTTTTGTCACTGGCTTACCGTCTTTGTCACCAAATACTAGTATTTCAGCAAACTTACGCTGTAATTCTGTTAATCTTTTTGGAACTCCCATGTTTGACAATTTAAAGTAATTATCCTATAAAGTCAATAATGAAAGAGAAACGAACATATACACATTTAAAAGAACATGGAGAAGATATTACCCATGAAAATGAGTTTCAAGTAAATATAAAAGAAGATCGAGGTCAGTCAGATTTAACCAGACAGATCGATGAACTTAAAAATACTATCAAAGGGTATGAGTTTTTGGTTGGTGTTTTAAAAAAAGAAGTATTTCAATTCAAGAAAATATTATTAGAGAATGAATCTAATAAAAATCTCTTGCAAGGATACAGAAAAGTGATAGAGGACTTGTCAACTAAGTTAAGACAAAAAGATTCATGAGAGTACAAGACTTGCAGTTGTTTCTAAGCAACTTTACAAAAGGTAGTGACGCAGTTAAGAATGCTGTTATCTATGTAGAGATAAAAGGAAAGCTACACGCTATCAGAAGAATGGAAGTACATGAAAATGCACATCCAATTATTGGTCAGCCAGGTCATAGTGCACACAGATTGGTTATGAAAACCGAAAAACCTTCGAGTCTTATCTTACCAGATAAACTTCAGAAGGATTATTAATGCAATCGTGGGCCCAGAAACTAAATTATATAAAAAACTTAAAAGTGTTTCAAAAGATATCATTTGGACTAGGTTGGAAAACCTTAGCCTACTTGGTACTCCCGATCTATTGGGCTATAATAATAACTGCAACTTTTTCACTTTAGAATTAAAAGTAGCAAGTGGCAACAGGGCTCGCCTGTCCCCTCATCAAGTATCGTTTCATGTCACCCATCCCAAGAATTCTTTTGTGCTTGTGCAGTGGAAGGATAAACATTTGTTATTTGAGGGTAAGCAATCGCTTGTGCTTGTGGATTCATCGTTGTCATCGCTTGAGCCTTTGGTTGATTCGCTTGAAGATTGTGTGAAGTATTTGTCTAGCTTGTAGGTTTAACTCTATAATCACTATAATAATATTTAGATGTAGTGTTTGGGTTATTATTCCAATCATCTACATTTTCTCTTAATTCTTTTATAGCTTGTTCTCTAGTATCAAAATATATTAGCTTGTCATCTTCATCACGCCATACATTCTCAAAGCCATAAATAAATCTAGTTTGTACTTCATAGCGTTGTGTCATTTTTTATACCATCCTTTATCTTCAATAAGATCACAAATCGTTTTAAATTCTTCTTTACCATCGTGTTGATCTGCGTCCCAACCTTCTGCATTTATTTTACAAATTTCTAAAACTTTTTTAAGTTTATCTTTGTATGGGTTGACAACTTCAAACGCGCGATCATAACATCGCTCGCTCGCTAACTCTTCATCTTCTGTTATCTCTAGCCCCGCACTCTCACATTCTTGTATGATACACTCTTCAACTTCAAATGCGGGTGTCATATCATTTAAACAAAAATAATGTTCTGGTAGTTTATATTTTTTCTTCTTCATTACTTTCCTCTTCTGTTGTTTTATAATCTTGCAACCATTCATTTATAGTAATTCCAATATGCTCTGGAAAATCAGTAATAGTATGATCGTACCAAGTACCGTCTGGTCGTTCCACCGTTGCAGTAATTGTCCAATCAGTTATTTTATGTTTTTTCACTCTTCCCCCTCTTCCTCTTCATCATCCTCGTGCCAAAAAACAATATTGTTTTCTATATCGTGATCTGCTTTTTTTAACTCTTCTTTTGTATAGGTATCTAAATACCCCCAATTTGAATGACCGTAGTTTTCTCTACAATAATCATCTATATTTTCGCTATGATCTCTTGCCATATTATCCCTTCTGCTCGCTTGCTTGTTGATTTTTATCTTCTATTTCTGATGGTGTTTTTTCTTTTAATATAGCGTCACAACATTTTGTAGTAGCACAGTCTGTAAAATCAGCATAAGTTTCGTCAAAATCATAATTCCCAAACTTTTGCAAATGACCTACAACATCCGCTAGCAATTGGTGACACTCTTCAAATAATTTTTCATAATTTTTCTTTTTTCTTAATCTTATTATTCGCCTTAAATCTTTAGTTTTATAATGTTGTGCTATCATATTATCCCTTCTGCTCGCTCGCTTGTTGGTTTTTTTCTGTTTCTTTTTCTGTTAAGTAATCATCTACATAACTTGCCGTTGTGTCATCACAATCAGATAATTTTTCTTCTGTCCCATCTGACCATTTAACATCTATTGACCAACCAATTATTTTTAATTTGTTGTATTCTTTTTCTGTTTTGCCTTCTATTGTCATATTATCCCTTCTGCTCGCTCGCTCGCTTGTTAGTTTTTTTTAACGGCGTTAGTTTTGGTGAGGGAAAACTAACAAAACCTAGAATTCATTTTAAGGTTTGAAATCCGAACTTACCTATCCGTACAAAATTATACATCTTGCACAAATCCATTAAAATTTTTGATTGCTCGACCCTTAGCAATTAAACCTACTACAACTTTTTTCGGGTCTAAGTGTCTAAGGTCATGTTTATCACCATTAATCACCTTACGCCCTAACCATTTTTTAGGTAGTTTTTTTCTAAATACAGTCGCAATATTATATTTTGTTTTTAATATTTGTTTAACATCTTCTAAATTATTCTCAGCTTGTGAGTAAGTTAGATTATAATTTTTAGGTATTTTATTCTTTTTGTTTAATCTATTTGTTATTTTGGTATAATCAACGAATTGCACTTGTGGGTTATTTTCCATAAGATTAAGCCCATTTTCTAATCTATAACGCTCAAATGGAAGATCACTAGTACCATTTAATCTAACAGTATATTTTAATTTTTTTCTTTTTGCCCGCTTATAACTCAATTT